GAGATAGTTACACGCGAGGAAGACTATCGCGTCACAACTCATAGCCATCAAGACCTGCTGCCTTCAACTTGATTAGGTGTCCAAGCATAAAGTTTTTGGACTCTAGCCCTTTGAGGATGCCCAAATACTTATTTCTGATAAGGGAAACTTCGTTGATTAGGATTTCAAAGTCAATGACCTCGGATTCTCCGTCAACATATTTCTCCGCATCACGACTTGTAAGTGCACGATTATATCCTTCAAGATACTTCTGGAAATATTTACGACGGAGTGCTCTTAGTCTGATATTGAGGTAGTTCAGCACTGCTTCAATATCTTGGAGACTAGCAAAATAGGACTCGGTTAGTCCCGGCATCATAAAGACATTCTTCTCTATTCTACCGGATATCTTCACATCCTGTCTTGCTGTCTCAAGTTCTTTCTGGTAATACTCAATGAAATCAGGCTAAGCACCGAGATCATCAGTTACTTTGTTGTACCAGTTCATCATTCCTCATCATAGTCATCGTCGTCTTCGTCGTAGTCTTCCTCAATTTCTACACTGTCAGCGTATTCCTTGAGTGCAGTCAAGACCTCACGATTGCCACGAAATGCTTCCTTGATGTCTTCTGCTTCGTAGTCGTTGTCTATCAGTAGATTGACAAGACTGTCGGCAGCATCTGGGCGATCACTAGCACTCATATGCTGCGTGATTGCGTCCCATACTTCGGTGATAAAGTTTAGATTCATTCTGTTTCTTTCTTAGATTTACTATTTAACATTTTCTTTTTGCCTCCGTAATATGGATTATTCTCTCCAGAAATTGCAGTCCCGTGATTATTCGTGTCTCTGAGAATTTCTCTTCCAGTGTCCAGGTCTTTTACTTTCCATCCAGCGTTTTTACCTCTACGAGCAATCCACCCCTCTCAATGATATTTGAACAGTTGCAACTGATAGATTATGTGTCTTGCAAAACGCCTTAATCTCTCCGTGAACAATATATTCAATTCCGTTTGGCGAAGTAAACAAATATCTTTTTGCACGATTATTTTTGGCGCCTTTGACTGAAGACCAATCTTTATTATCGGCGCGAACTTTATACATTGTGTTGGATATTCTCTTACTGATGCTTTTTGCTCTTCCTTTTGTCCAACCAAGATTTTCCCACAAAGATAATTCTTCCTCTGAAATAAATTTTTCTTCTTTATCGTTGTTTATACAAATTTTTCCTGCTGTTGAGCCTAGGAAATCTGACTCAGAATTGGTCTTATTGTAATACAGTGGATTACTTCTAGCATCACACTCTTTCAATAATCTTTTTTCTTCTGCTCTAATAAACAAAACATCTTCACTGATCATTAGAATATCACGATGCCAATCTTGTGGGTTGGCCTCAATCATCCTAAACACCAATTCACTAGAGCACAAATATCCATCGTCGGGATGACATCCTTTTTTGACCGAGAGCCTATATACCATTTACCAGTGGATAGTTGCGTCCACTGATAAATGAATGCTATAGTCTTATTCTTGAGGAGCAGCTTCTTGCTCGGTCTTTTTCCCGACATTATCGAACTCACCCATAACTGTATCTAGGCAGGCATCATCATTTCTTTCCCATCCTTTACGGAATTTTTTGATGATTTCTCCATCCACCGTTGTGTAGACTAACGAGTTTCCTTCTTTTTTGAGTAACTCTTTGCCCTCGAACATATCAAGTAATCCACTATATGGATTCATTCCAGTAGAATATGGAATTTTGATCTGCACATCCTCAAACGGCTTTGAATATCTTGTCTTCATCACCTTGCAAGCAGCGCGAATTCCGAGAACATCCGAAACTTTATTGCCTTCGTCATCCTCTTTAAGTTTTAGTTTGCGCATGGCAACCAGAATACTTGATGCATATACGAAGCCGACGCCGCCGCTCACAACAGGATCAGGATTAAACATATCTTGACTTTGATATGTATGATTAGTCGCCACTAGCCCAACATTATGTGAGCCAAACATATTAACACAGTTGGTCACCAGTGCCTTCAACTGTCGAGGCTTGCGACCCATGTCTCCTTTGAGATCGCCGCTCTCAAACTGATTTACATCCGTTGGAGTAAGTAACATTCCAATACTATCAATGACGAATAGTACCTTAGGACGACTATCTTCAGGCATTCCTTTATAGTCACTCATGAATTTTGAGATTACTTTAGCCACATCATCAATCATACTCATGTTAAGTTTCAAGAGTTTTTCTTCGCTCGTATCAACTCCTAGAGCGCGCAACCAAGTCTCATCAAGCGCATTCTCAGTGTCTATTAGCACGACATAGATTCCTTGCTCTTGTGCATTGCGCACAAGATTACCGCTACAAATGTAGGACTTGCCGCTGCCCGATTCGCCAGCGAACACGGTAACTTTGCCAAGAGGCACGCCCTTTTTGAAATCTCCCGAAATCAAATAGTTTAGTGCGAAATTTCCAGTACTGACCCAGTCAGTCGGATCCGAGAAACCAACCGATAATCCATCGATTGATTTTGTAATATCTTTTCTAAATTTAGAAATATCAAAAGGCTTTGTCATTGTTGTCCTTGCTTATTGAGTGTGCCATTATAGATGGAGAATGGCTGAGAATCAAGATATTCGGGCGCATGACGCGAGATGGCATCAAGTTCCCAATCACTTGGATAGTGTCGTAGTGCGCCACGGGCACGGTCACGAACAATGCTGGGAACACGAGGTGTTTTACCAGGATCTACTAGTTCTTCTAGCAGTTTGCGACCTTGACGCAGTGCCTTATAGCGCTCATCAGGTAGTGTCATAATTGTTCTCCTTGGATGAGAAGCGGATTGCCCGCTTCTCAGATGCCACCTTTAGGCTGGCTTGCCTTGGCGAGCCCTGATCATAGCTAAAATATCGTTAGCTTTGTCACTGCTAACAGCAGGTGCGGCAGGCTTGGCTGGTGGCACAACGACCTTTGATGCAACAGGTGCTTCATCTTCCCATGGTGGGGTAGAGTCACTTACCGCAGGTGATGCCTTAGGCGCAGCGGCCTTAGGTGCAGACTGAGCGCTCTCTGTAGAGTTCTCGTCATTACCGCCCAAGCCCCAAGGCTTGTAGAAACTGCCCCAACGCTCTAGGTCATATGCTTGACCGTCCACGCTGGCGTTGAACATCTCCATGATGACCTTGAGTGCAGCATCATCAGGACGCTTTGGCAGGAATGACTTGAGATCAAACAGGCCGTGCTGCTCAATTGCCATCTGTTCTTCATCGGTCAGTGCACTTTCACGACGAGCGAATGATGAGGTGCTGTAGTCAGCATAGTCACCCTTGGCAGTCTTGCGAATGTTGAAGTCCAGCCCCTTGAGGTAGTGGGTTGGCAACTCAAGCACTTCAGGGTCCATGATTGACGCACGGATGATAGTCTGCAGTTGTGGAGAGATGATGATACGCCGGATAGGATTGGCTCCTGGACGATCATCCTCAAGTGGGTTGACGCGAACGAAACCCTGATAGAGGTATGAACGCTTCTTCCAGTACTTGTTGGCAAGTTCCTTGAGGCTTTCGTCCTTGTACCAGGTGCGTAGTTCTGCGATGATAGGACAGGTCTTGTCTTGCCACATGTCAAGGCATGGGATCTGGACCTCGACGCGCTTGATGTCGGGACGGCCTAGCACACCATTGAATGGTAGCTTGATTAGGTTACGCTCTAGCCAAATGTCGGGGTTGTTTGTGTCAGCATCGGGTAGGAATCGGATTGATGCTGAACTACCTTCGGGGATATCCCAGTGACGGTATACTGAATCTTCAGTGTTGCGGGCAGCAGGCTTGTTCTGCTTGGTGTCTTCTTGCGCCTTGATACGTGCGCGGATCTCTGCTAATGTGGCCATTTTTATTACTCCTGTTGGTTTTGAGATGGTCTCTGTGTAAATATTCGGAGTACACCATGTACTCCTAACGAACTGCTAGTATAACACACCTAGCTCTTCCGTCAAGAGTATTTATCTCACTTCAACAAAAAGTAATCTTTTTCTTTACCCAAATGAATTGTTTATTTGAGTCCACTGAGGCGACGAATGGCAGCCAATTCGGGATCCGTGCTCTCATTTGCGCCTACCAGTTTGCCGCGGGCGCCGCCTTTGCCGATTTTTTCCGTTGGGCCTAATTGGCCTACACGCTTTTGATTAGCATCTAGGTCTTCCGCCACATCTTCTTCACCTTCCTCATCGGCTTCTCCACTGCCAATATCATAGTCACTAGCATACATGTATGCGCCATGATCCATACCCTCGAAATCATACACTAGATTGCCGTTGTCATCGGTTGTTGGTTCTGGTGCATCAAAGCCCTCACTCGCTAACCAACCTAGCATTTTTTGTTCGTCTTCAGGTTTTATAACAACCTTTTTATCCGAATCTTTCTCCAAATTTTCTTCGTGATCGCTCTCTTCCATCGCGCCATTTTTACGCCACTCATCTGGCGGAATGACTTTATCTGAATTACCAGGCTTCGTAAAAATGTCAAGTTTTTGGCCTCCGGATGTGAAGTCCGCAACAGGATCATGATCTGGCTTCTTTGCTGCCAAACGAATGTTGTCGAGTTCATCATCTTCCACAGTTTCATCAATCATGTTGTCAGCCCACTCAGCGAGTTCATCAACTTCCTTGATGGCAGCATTCTCACTGATAGTTGAGTTGATACGACCTAGCACATTTAGAGCCTCACTGATGCGAGCATCGCCCATCAGTTCTTCACCTAGCATTTCTGCTACATGTGTTGCTGCTGCTTCCGCATCCTCGCTGTCTTCCATAAGTGATGGAGTCCAACCCTCAAAGTAGGCGTGATAGCCACGATGTGTTGCTAGTTTCTGTAAACTCTCGCGAATAGCAGCATGACGAGCAGCACACTCTGAGAACAATCGTACTGCGCTCTCGCTGAGTTGATGATGTGCGGTTGCGCGTAGTGCGCCACGTAGTTTGGTATAGTCTTCTGCTAGTGACTGTAGATGGTTCCAACGATCACCGTATGGCTTGTCACCTTCTGCGATCAAGCGGCCGAATGTGCGGGCCATAGCAGTGTTGTTGGTAGGCACACGAATGCGCTCACCATCGAGGTTCTCAACGAAGATTCTGTCCACATTGCGGAAGCGTTGCTCACCCTCTTCCATGCGGCGGCTGTGCTGCACCAGAATCTTGACACGTGGTACTGCATCGTTGTAACTGGCACGTGGACCTGCTGCTGTGTAGCCTTCGGCCACATTCTTTTTCACGCTTTCTTGTATTTTGTCTTTATTCATTTCTTGCCTCTTTGCCATGTCGTATGTTAGTTGATCTTCGTCTGTAGGGTCAAAACCAAGTTGATTTCGCATCGCGAAATTCTTTAGTCTCTTTAACAATGAACTCCAAACATCAGCATCTGTAGCGTCATCATTATAGTAAACCTTTAGATCGTGATTGTCATCAATACTTACCGTTACTGTTGCATCATCGGATTCAGAATCCTCGTTCATATCAGTTGGAATCTTAAACTGAAACACATCTGCTTCATCTGGTACAGGAATTTTTTTACCGGTACTGTCCAGTGGCTGTGGTTTAAATCCATTCGACTTAAGCAGTTTGAACAGATCGTTATTGATTGATGTGGTATTTTTAGGCATAGTAGAGTATTTATCTCAGATTATCTGATAATCGCAAAGAACGGCATAGGAGGAATATGCTCAGTGTGATCTCGAATGTTGTCCTCTAATTCCATGTCATAACTACTAAGTTGTTGCATCATTCTGATTGCTAGTAAGCTACTCATTACCAAGTCATCCGTTTCTCCAATTTTTGCCGCATAACTACCCTCACGCGCAACAAATGTTTTGAGTTCTGAGATCAAACTTTTACTGTGTACCTTCAACTTCTTTGTTTCCAACAATGTTTTGAATTTGGTGCATGCTGCTAACTTGCTTGTCTTTGAAACACCGAAGCCCTTACGCTTTTTGCCAGGCTCACTCATAAATGTTCCAGGGATATTGCTCTCACCAAATTCGGCAAGTGATATTAACGCGCCTTCGCCTACGCTGTTGTTCTCAATGCTGTAGTAGATGTTATTGGGTTCGCCAGTGCACTCAGCAATGTGTCTGCATATCTGCGCTAGCAACTTTATTTGCTCAGGTATAGGTGTTTTATTGTGCTTCCATTCACCAATCTGAGTTGTGGACTTGCCACTGTAGATTTGGATTCCAGAGGGATCGCCGCCTGTACCAACACTTGGATCTAGTGCGACTAAGTACAGTTCTCCCTTTGTTGGCTTTTGATACCATCGTACTTGACCCATGCGTTCACACGGCTCTATGCCCTGTAGTTGTACAAGAGTTGAAGCATTTATTAGAGTTTCATCGGCGATCAAGAACTCACAGTTTGAAACTAATAATTTGTTGGCAAAGAATCTGTGATTTTTTCCGGCATTAAGTATGTCGTATACTTGTTCAACTTCTCCCAGTCTGACATCGACGACTCTATCTACTCCTCGTGTGCTTAATATTTTATCTCCTGGTTTTAGGGCGGCGGCTCTTTTTTTGACAAAGTTTGGCATGTACACTTCATGTTCTAAGGTACAACGAATGCTTGATGCTACTGTTCTGATTATTACAGTTTGTTGTTTATTTTTGATTAGAACACCCGCAAAAGACTCCCATCCTGAGTCAGTCAGAATTTCTAATTCATCATTATTTTTTACGAATTCTTCCACGCGTAAATCCTTCCGGTTGAGTTCCATCTTTGAATTGCTTGTTGTTGACATCCTCAGCGACATATTTTGAACTTTACCAGTTCTATCTCTGACTGTAATTTCAGAATCCCCAGATATACAATTCATTTCTCGACGGAATCTGTCCTCACCAAGTTGAGCCTGCATCTGGTTACCCCACGCTTCATCGCGTTCTGGATGTTGATTCCAAACTGCTTTGTATGCTCTGAAGCCGTTAGTGCCTAGTTCAGTTTCGTTGCCATATGCGTCCTGTGTTTTGTTTGCACCGTGCCACAGTTCAGCAAACTGATCTTCGTCACTGTTAGGTGTGCTTGTGATAATACACTTACCACCTGTTGCTAGTGTTGAACTAATTGATGTCCAGAATTCTTTTGCAATTGTAGGTGGCACGAACGCAAACTCGTCAAGATACAGTAGTGAAATACTCATACCACGACCAGTTGTCAGTGTGGTTGTTGCACTAACTATACGACTGCCATTTTAAAACTCAATAGAGAACTTGTTGTATGCTGTCACCCCACAACGAATATGGTCGGGACAGTTTTCATACGCATAGCGCACACGAGTCATAATTTCACTAGCACTGGTCATCTTGTTAGCAGCGATCAGAATAGTGCTGTCTGGCACAAACATGCTGTACCACAGTAGATAGCCAGCAGCACTAACTGTTTTGCCCATCTGACGACCCATTAGCGCGATTGCGTAACGATAGTTGTGATAGGTGTCAATCAACTCTTCTTGATAGTCATACGGGTGATACTGCATCGCGCCGCGAGTAGGGTGCTGAATGAAGAAGAAGTTGTCCATGAAGTACTTGTACCCTGTGTTTGGATCACAGCACGCTATAAAGTCCTCAAATTGCTTGTTATCAGCAAAGTAGGTATTTACATATGGATCTTTGACAATGTTGGGCTTATCGTTCTTCTGCTTTGGCATGATCAGATTAATTCCTGAATGCTCAATTGAGCCATAACATCTGCGTTGTTGTTGGCAGAGGCTGCAACCAGGGTGATAACATCACTAGTGTCGTTCAAGAATCGTCCTAGTTGGAACTGGAAGAAGTCAACTGCACCTAACTCAACAACGATTCGACTCGCGGCGTAGAAACTCTGAATTTCGGATCCTCCACTGTATGCTGTGGCCGCCGTGTCATATTGAACTGTACCGTAGCTGCTTGTGCCGCTCCATGTTGCACCTGTTAGAGTTGGATTGAGCAGCATCACAAAGCGATAGTAGTTGACTGTAGTTGATAGTATGTCTACTTGGCGTGGTAGCACAATGCTGTCTAGTCGGCCAGGTGCTAGTCTAACACTGACGATTGGGTAATACACGCCGCCTGTAGACAGTCTGACTGCATTGACTCCAGTGCCAAAACTTTGACTGTTGGAGAACGAGTTATAGCCGCCTTCGCTGATTACGGTGCTGCAAATCTGACGCATGGTGCTGGCGCCAGTTGTAGCACCAGTATTGGTAATCTCATAGCGTAGTGGCAGTGATGCTGTGGTCATGTAGGTTGTGACAAAACCAGACACGTTGGCGTGATGGAAACTGTGGCACACATAGTACTGTCCGTTGATCGCGAAGCCAGCCCGTACAGTGCCAACACCTAGCCATTCAATGTCGATCCATGCTATCTGAACACGATCTACGTAGAGATTGATGCCGCTAGGATTGGTGGCGCCGCCTAGACCGTTTAGACGATCACCGTTCCAAGCGTCCTGTCGCACACGCTCCTCTGAGATTGAGCCGCCAGTGTAACTGCGAATGACCAGATAGTTGTACTGTCCGTCGTTCTCAAGGAACACGCCGTTCTGCGCACCAAAGTAGCCAACACGCTGACGTAGATTAGTCTTGGGTGTGTTCATGCAGAAGGTGTTCATCACCAGCAAACTCTTACCTGGTTGATAGGCGAACACTCGCTTGGTTTCACGGATCACGCTACTGCCACTAGTGCTATTGATGTTTAGCGCGAATGTGCTGCTGTTAGCATCATACTGAACATTGCCACCAGTGATACTACTGTCAAATTGACCGTGATCATAGTAGCGTGATTGAGTGTCAAATAAGGTATACGGCTCACTGACACGTAGGCGGCCGAATGCGTCTAGTGTGGTCGAACTAAAGTTGACGGTAGGTGTTCCACTGATTGTGGCAGTTACGTTGCCAGAGATGGGCAGTGTGTTACCAGTGATTGGTATGTTGCCGAAACTCGTGACGCCCACATTACCGGTGACTGCTGCGTTTACGTTGCCGCCTGTGATAGCAACATTACCAGTTATCGCTGGCATCGTGCCTATGTTTACGTTGCCACTGACACCGACA